AAGTTCAACTTCGAACTTTTTCAAAGTATTAGGTGGTCATATGTCTTCTACAGCAACAGCTAATCACATTGCAAAGATTGAGGTAATTAGACACCCTGAATCTTTCTCAGATGTCGTTAGAGGTTTACATGTGTTTGGAAGAAAAGTATTAAGAGATAATGCTTTAGTTCTTTCACATATATTAATAGACTAATAGGAGGATAATTAAATGGCAACTTTAACAGTAACAGGCAATACTTCTTCTGCAGCTAGTCTACCGATTGGTAAGTCTGTAAGAATGGTCACACAAGTTGTAGACTTTTCTCAATTTACTAACGCAGCAGGTGATGTTGTACAAGTAATCGAAGTACCTGCAAACACTTTATGTTTGTATGCAGGTATGGATGTCC